GGAATCAAAACTATAGTGGCTCGTTTGTAGCTGGTAAGACTGCTATTCTTGAGGAGGGTATGACGTTTGAGCAAACTAATATTGATGCTAATAAGTATCAGCTTTTAGAGACTAGACGTTTTCAGATTGAGGAAGTAGCTAGAATATTTAAAGTGCCATTATCTTTGATTGGCCACTTAGAGAAAGCTGCTAACTACTCAAGTATAGAAGCATTAAGTATTGACTTCGTAAGATTTACCTTAATGCCTTATATGGTAATGGTAGAGCAAGAGCTTAACAGAAAGTTATTTAGAGAAACAGAGTTTGGCTCGTTTACTATCAAGCTAGATGCCAATGCTTTACTAAGAGGAGATAGTGCTTCTCGTGCAAGTTATTACAGAGAGATGGCTTCTATTGGTGCTTTGTCTATTAATGAGATTAGACGAATGGAAGACTTAAATAGAGTAGGTCCAGAAGGAGACCAATTATTTATGCCGTTGAATTTTGCTCCAGTTGGAGACATAGAAGAGGAGGATAAATAATGGCTTTAGCTGATATAAATACAAAGTCAACTCAAGAGATGGCTGACGAAGCTGCACAAGGCTTAGAATGGCGTGAGGAGTTTGGACGTGGAGGTACAGAGGTAGGAGTTGCAAGAGCTAGAGATATTAAGAACAGAGTAAATCTTAGTATTGAAACAATAAAAAGAATGTACTCTTATTTTAGTAGGCACGAAGTAGACAAAGAAGGTCAAGGCTTTTATAGTGGAGACGAAGGTTATCCATCTGCTGGACGTATTGCTTGGGCGTTATGGGGCGGAGATGTTGGCTTCGCTTGGACTAAAAGAAAGATAGAAGAAATAGGTAAAGAAGAAAAATTTATAGATATGAAAAATAAAGAAGTAAGAACATTTAATGTTCAAGACTTAGAGCTAAGAATGGACGGAGAGAATCCAGTAGTAGTAGGCTACGGTGCAGTCTTTAATAGTGAGTCAAATGACTTAGGAGGTTTTAGAGAGTTTATAGCTCCTGGTGCTTTTGAAGGACGTTTAGAGGACGATGTAAGATTCCTAATTAATCACGATGGCTTACCACTAGCTAGAACTACTAACGGAACTCTAAGACTATCTGTTGATGAGAGAGGATTAAGGTATGAGGCTAAGTTAAATCCTAATGTATCAACGTCAAGAGACTTAATCGAATTGCTTAAAGACGGTACTATTAACCAGTCTAGCTTTGCATTCATTGTAGAGGATGACTCTTGGGAGGTAAAAGACGGAACTAACTACAGAACGATTAACAAAGTATCTAGGCTTTACGATGTAAGCTCTGTAACTTACCCAGCTTATGATGCTGCTAGTAGCTCTGTAGCTTTACGTTCTATGCAAGAATGGCAAGAAAAAGAAGAAGCTAAAAAACTAGAAGAAAGTTTAGAGGCTGAAAAATTAGAGGGTATAAAAGAAGAAGAAGATTTGAAACAGCGCTCCCTCAATGAAATGCGTTTAAGAATCTTAAAAAATAAATATTAATATTAATTTTCTATAAAATGAAAAACTCAAAATCTTACAAAGAGGAAAGAGCTGAGGTTATCGAAAAGATGGAAGGACTTGTAGCATCTGCTGAAGGTCGTGACTTATCTAACGATGAGCAAAGCAACTTTGACTCTTTAAATGATAAAGTAGAGGAGTTAAATAAGATGGCAGTTCGTGCTGAATCTTTTGAGAAACTTCAAGCTACTAAAGCTGTTAAAGAAGTAACAGAAAACACTCCTAGCGAAGTGAGAGACTATTCTTTCCAAGATGCTATGAATCAAGCTGCAACTGGTCGTTTAGAAGGTCTTGTAAAAGAGATGGACCAAGAGGCAAGAAACGAGGCTCGTTACACTGGTCAATCATTCAAAGGTATTGCTATACCATCTTCAATTCTAACTCGTGCTGCTGTAGCTACTGCTGCTGGTAACGCAACTGAAGTTATGGCTTGGACTGACCAATTAGAAGCAAACTTAGTTTTGGCTTCTGCTGGTGCTAATTTTTACTCTGGTGTAGACAATATGAAGTTCCCAGTATTTAGTGCTATCAACTCTGGCTTCGTTGCTGAGACTGGTGGTTCTGCTCCAGCTGCTAATGGTACTGCTTCTAGCGTTACTTTAGAGCCTAAGAAACTTATCTCTATTGTAAATGTTTCTGCTGAGGCTATCGCTCAAAATGCATCTATCGAGGCTGCATTGAGACGAAATATGGCTCAGTCTGTTGCTGCTACTTTAGAAGCTGCTTTATTAGGAACTGGTGATGTATCTAACGCTCCTACTTCTATCTTCGCTGACGCTGCTACTGGACCAACTGCTGTAACTGCTGCTGATTGGATTGAGATGGAAACTGACTTAATCGCTAATGGTGTACAAATTAACGGAGCAAGAATGGCTTACTTATTAGACCCATCTGCATACGCTACTGTAAAATCTTTAGCACAAGTTTCTAATGTTTCTCCTATCTGGGACAACGCTAGAAAAGAGCTTAATGGCTACTTCTCTTTCGTATCTCCTAACGTAGGTAACGGTGGAACTGCTGGTAAAGACCACGCTCTATTCGGAGACTTCTCAAAATGTCACATTGCTCAGTTCGGTGGCCTGGATGTTATTTATGACATCTACACTAACGCTGGAACTGGTGAGCCAAGATACATCTTGACTTCTTTAGTAGACGGAGACTGTGTACAAAATGATACTGCTTTTGTTAAATTAATTGAAGCGTAATTTGTTTATTTTAACGGAGGGAGTGGAAACACTCTCTCCATTAATTTTTTTTTAAATGGAATACTATAACTACAACTTTAACACATTAAGAGGCTCTGACTATGTGCCTTATGGTAAGTTAGTTCTAAAGACTGCTCCAACGTCTACGGTAATATCATTATCAGAGGCTAAAGCATTTTTAAGAATAGACTCAGACTATGACGATGACAATACTTATATTACGTCTTTGATTAATGTTGCTACGCAAGTTGTAGAAGAGTTCACTAGACGTAGATTAATGACTCAGACGTATAATATATTTTACGATGAGTTTCCTTCTTACATTGATTTACAAGTAGGAGATGTTGCTAGTGTTACTCACATTAAGTATTACGATGCCGACAATACATTACAAACCTTAGCAGCATCTAATTACGATGTTGATACTAAGGTCAGACCAGGAAGGATATATGAATCGGAGAATGGAGACTTTCCAAACACTTACGAAAGACCTAACGCTGTAGAGGTTGAGTTTATAGTAGGTGCTACAGCTAGTGACGTACCAGCTCCAATAGTACAAGCTATTTATATCATCGTTGGTCGATATTATGAGAACCGACAAGATGTTGTTATGGGAACTCAAGTAAATGAATTACCACTTATGGTAGACCACTTATTAACTCCTTACCGATTGCTTGAACTATGATAATAGGCAAACTAGATAGAAAGTTAAAACTATACACACAGACTTACTCGACTAACGCTTATGGCGAGAGAGAAGTATCTGATAATAGTTACGTTACCATCTACGCAGACTTTGACTTCAAAGGTGGCAACACTAACTTCGATGCTGATGCCTTAATCAATGACGAGCGTATAGAGTGCTTAATAAGATACAGAACAAACATTGGAGTAAGTCCACAATACTTTATCTCTAATGGCTCTACTAATTATTCTATCAAGAGCATAAAAGAAATAGGTCGTAAAGATGCTATGGTTCTTTTATTAGAGAAGAATGACGTAGTAGACTTATCACAAACGGCTCCTAATCAATTTGTCTTTACTATTGACACAGAGAATACATCTAGTGGCTCTAGTTTAAATACTCAGTTTATGATGCCATTGGTTAGTGGTGGTAGTTATAACGCTACGGTAAATTGGGGAGATGGCTCTAGCGATACAATAACAAGTTACAATCAGCAAGAGGTTACACACACCTATAGTAGTGCTGGACAATACGAAGTAAGCATAGAGGGAACATTACAAGGATGGCAATTTAATAACGCTGGAGATAGGCTTAAAATGCTTGACGTAAAACAATGGGGAGTCTTAGACTTATCTACTAACGCTGCTTTTTATGGTTGTACTAATTTAGATGCTAGTGCTACAGATGCTCCAACTATTTCTACTACTTCTTTTTATCAAATGTTTAGAGATTGCACTAACTTTAATGGAGCTATTGGTAATTGGGATATAAGTACAGTAACAAGAATAGACCAATGCTTTTATGTTTGTTCTACATTCAATCAGCCTTTAAAAAATTGGAATGTTAGTAATGTAACTAATATCAGTTATATGTTTTATAATTGTAACACTATTGACCAAGATTTAAACTCGTGGGACACTTCTAATGTTAATAATATGTTTGCTGCATTTTACAACTGCTCACAATTTAATGGAGATATATATAGTTGGGACACTACTAACGTAGAAAATATGAGTGCAATGCTCTACAACTGCGACCTATTCGACCAATCTCTAGCAGCGTGGTCTATAGGTAACGTCACTGACTTTACTAACTTTATGCAGAACGCTACTGGTTTATCTACTTCTAACTACGATGCAACGCTAATAGCTTGGCAAGCTGGAGGACACGATAACGATATTAGTATAAACTTCGGAGGCTCACAATTTACAGAGTCAGCTTATGCTGCACGATTTAGCTTAATAGAGGACGATGGTTGGACTATTGTTGATGGTGGTATCTTTAACCCAACACCAGCCGATTACATAAGCATACTAACAACTAGAGTAGTAGCTGCTGGAGGAGTAGTAGAGAACACTACAGACAGCCAAGCATTTTTACAAGAACTAAACGATATAAGCTAATGGCAGACGGACTATTAAATAAAGCAAGTATTATCTTAACTCCTACTGGTTACAAGGCTGGTACGCTTTACAACGTAGCACCAGTAGTAGAGCCTTATGAGGACTTTGACTTTGCTAGAGCTAGTGTTGCTAGTCGAGTTAATTCTAGTGGCTTAGTCGAGATGGTAGGACGTACTCTTGGTAGTGAGTTAGTTACTAATGGAGACTTTAGCACATCTGGAACTCCTAACACATCTAGTTTTACTTTGGGCTGGTATTCTAATACATCAAATGTAATTATAGAAAATGGTAGTCTAACAATGTCTAATTCTGCTTCTGAATCAGATTCAAGAGCATATGCTACTAACGGAGTATCTTCAAATAATATTTTGACAACTAATAAAACTTATGAGCTTAAATATGATATAATAGAAAATAATGGAGTTACGAATTTTAAATATTATTCAAGTTCTGGAATATTCATATCAGCACCAAGTGTAGAGATAGGTAGTTATACTATTTACATCAAAAACACGAGCAATCAATTATTTTTATTTCAAAATTCAAGTACAAATTCTAGTATAAAAATAGACAACGTATCAGTCAAAGAAATAATAGACACCAACAACATACCACGAATAAACTATGATAGTAATGGAGATAATGGTCATATATTGTTAGAGCCTACTTCTACTAATCTTATTACTTATAGTGAGGATTTTACTCAATGGAGTAAAGAAGCATCAGTTACTTTAACTTCTAATTATGGTATATCTCCTGATGGCACACAAAACTCTACAAGAATGCAAATGAATGCAGATGATAGTCTTTATATATCTACATCAAGTGGTTTAACAGCTAGTTTTTATGTTAAAGGTACACTAGGAGAAACGATAAGATTGTCAAATGGTTCAGCAATAACACACACATTAACAGGTAATTGGGATAGAGTAGAAACTTACGATAGTAGTTCAGCATCAAGTTTAATATCAATAAATACTTATAGTGGTGCAACAGCAAGAGATATTGAAATATGGGGCGCACAAGCAGAAGCCTTATCCTACGCTACATCGTACATACCAACACTAACAGGTAGTACAGTTACAAGAGCTACAGAGACTGCAACTGGTGCTGGTAGTGCTACATTAATAAACTCAACAGAGGGAGTGTTATATGCAGAGATAGCTGCTTTAGCGGAAGAAAGCGCAAGTAAAAGAATTACAATAAGTGATGGAAGTTTAACAAATAGAATAACTTTAAGTGTTGCAGGAAATATAATAAGTGGTTTTATTAATGTTAATAACGTAACTCAATATACTTTTTTTGAGTCTGGTCAAAACATAACAAGTTTTAATAAAATTGCAGTCAAGTATAAAGCTAATGATTTTGCATTATGGATAAACGGAGTAGAATATGATATTAGTACAAGTGGCTCTATTTTTTCAGCTAATACTCTTAATGTAATTAATTTTGCTAACGCTACTATTACAGATAATGATTTCTATGGTAAAGTCAAAGCACTAGCAGTATTTAATGAGGCTTTAAGTGATGCAGAACTAAATAATTTAACTGGCTGATGAGTTTAAGATTAACAGAAATATGTTACCCAGAGGTAAAGAGTTACTACATCGTATGGAACGATAGCGATGCGATAGTATCGTATGGAGTGCTAGAAACCTATCAATGCTTAGAGACTAAGTGGTCTGATGTAGACTTATACACTAAGGAAATAGATTGGATAAATATATTAATAGATAACGGTATTAACCCTTTTCCAGAGCAATAATGGCAATAGGAACAAGTAAAATATTAAGAGGTAATCAAGGTGGTCACGCTGGTTTTGTTACAGCTACCATTGATGAGAAAGAGCTGAAGTCTTTAATTAAGGATTTAGAGAAGCTTAATATGTCTGATAGTAAAAACAAAACACTATTGAGACAAGGAATGCGTAAAGCTGCCAAGCCTATACTACAAGAGCTTAAGTCTATTGTTCCAGTTGAATCTAAACAACTTAAAAAGTCTTTAGCTGTTATAAATGGTAAGAACGTAAAAGGCAAACCACCTACAGTATATATAGGACCAAGAGTTAAAAAATCATTTGCTAGTAAAGAGAAGTCTGGATTTTATTTCTATTTCTTAGAGTATGGATTTAGAGGTATTCCAGGACTTAGAATGTTAGATAAGACTGCTGCTAGTAAAGGCAATACAGCTATTAATAGTGTTATAGGAGAAATAAAAAAACTCATTGACAAAAGAATGAAGTAATGGAGATAGGAAAAGTAATATATAACATACTTAGCAACGACTCAAACGTAGCTCCATTAGTTACTACAAGTGGAAACTTGAGAATCTTTCCTAGTCGTTACAATTTCCCTACAGACGTTAAGTTACCTTATATAACTTATCAGATGTTTGGAGATGAGCCTAACAACACTAAGAACGGAGTAAGTGAGTATGACTATGTTAGAGTACAGATAAGCTTA